CACTGTCATTACAGTGGTTCCCTTGTCAACGAAGATATACAAGAAACAGAACCTTCCGACACACGTCTTTGTATCTGCATATAAAACGGAAGGGTTGGATCAGCATAGTATCGCATTGTGCGAACAGGTAACAGCGTTGAATTTTGACCGCATCATAGAACACATGGGAAAGGTGGATGAAGAAACCCTTGACAGGATAACGGAGGGCGTACAGGTGCAGGTTGGAGTATTTGACAGATATAATTAAGGAAAGGACATAACATCATCTCATTTGGGAGCCGGGCGGAAGTCCGGCTTTTACATACAGGAATTGTATGTCATAGGACAATCTGTTGAATGAATAAGATTAGAAAGGCAGATAGAAAGGGGACAGCAGATGTTAGATATAACCGATGAAGAACTGGATGCAATGGCTGCTGTGGATGTTCGGACTGTGGATATAAACACGCTGACGGATATAAGAGATATAAATATTAATACAAAGCTGCCGGTTGAGGAAAAGCTGGCAGCTTTTGCAAAGCAGACAAATAATATCTATGTTCACCGCATGGGTGATTATGTGGTGAAGGTCAAATTTCAGAAGGAAGGACCGAACATAGACGACAAGATGGAGGAATATCTGAGGCATTTGGCAGAAATTCATATTTAACCAAAAAAGTCTTGAAAGAATCAGAAAGTTATGTTAACCTAAAAGCAGGATTAAATCATGAAACTCTTGATTTTGGGTTGCTTATTTGCTTGAAAACCTAAAAGTCAGGAGTGATAATAATGAATACTAAGCATTTTCTAGCAGCCATGTACCTCCGTCTTTCAAGGGATGACAGCGATGTTGGCGATGTGACGGACAAAGAAGGTAATCTGAAATCCGAGAGTAACAGTATCGGAAATCAGAGAGAGCTGATCAGAGCCTTTATCCATGAGCAACAGGATATTGAATTGTATGATATTTATGTTGATGATGGATTTTCGGGCAGTAATTTCGACAGACCAGAATTTAAAAGAATGATAAGCGACATTGAAGCAGGAAGGGTAAATTGTGTCATTGTAAAAGACCTTTCCCGTTTTGGGCGTGATTATATTGAATCCGGGAGGTATATTCAGAAAATCTTTCCGGCTCTTTCGGTGCGTTTTATTGCGCTTACAGACCATTATGACAGCTTTAAGGCGGATGCGGGGGAAAGCGGAATTGTTCTTCCAGTCAAGAACTTCATCAACGATTCCTATTGCAGAGATATTTCCACGAAAGTAAAGAGCCAGTTCGAGGTAAAGAGAAAGAATGGGGAGTGTATTGCCCCGTTTGCACTTTACGGATACAGAAAAGCGGAAAATAATAAAAACCAGCTAATAATAGATGAATATGCGGCAGAAATTGTACGGAAGATTTTTTCATGGAAGATGGAGGGGGCTGCAATTTGTGCCATTGCGGATAGATTGAATGAATTAGGCATCCTCTCGCCCAAAGAGTATAAGAAATCTATCGGTACAAATTATAAGGGCGGATTTTCCGGTGCAGTAAAATCCATGTGGAGCAGTGCCACGGTAAAAAGGATACTGACAAATGAGATGTATCTTGGTCATATGGTGCAGGGGAAAACAGAGAAGATAAACTATAAACTGAAAAAGAGTGTTGAGAAACCTGAAAAGGATTGGATTAAAGTGGAAAATACCCATGAGCCAATCATATCAGAGGATAACTTCCAGATTGTTCAGAATTTATTAAAATCAGATGGCAGAGTCAGTCCGGTGTCAGAGAAAAACAGCCTGTTTACGGGTATTTTGTTCTGTGGAGACTGCGGGGAGCAGATGATAAGGCGTGTCAACCGCTATAAAAATACACAGAAAGTTTATTATATCTGTTCCACAAAAAACCGTGGAGAGGGCTGCATCAGACACAGCATACAGGAAGAAGCACTAAAGCAGCTTGTAATGGAAATGGTAAAAAAATTTGCAAACTGTTTTCTGGCGGAAAAGCAGATGTTTGAAAAAGCAATGGAAATGGAAACCAACTTTGAGTCGATTGTCCATTATGATACAGAGATTGCAAGGCTGAAGGAAGAACAGGATAAATACTATTCTCTCTGCTCCGGCTTGTATGAGGACTTAAAAGAGGGGATTATCACAAAGGAAGAGTTTGAAAGGCTGCATGGCGAGTTTAAGCGGAAAGCTGCGGAATTTGAGGATGCACAGAAAAAGCAGGAGGTTATGATAAAAGAGCTGTTTAAAAATGGTGTCCTTTCGGCTGGACGATTAAAGACGATGCAGGATTGCTCCGAATTGAAGGAAATTGACCGCTATACGCTTTGCAGCATGGTAAAGCAAATCTCTGTGTTTGAAAACCACAGGATTGAAATTGAGTTTTATTATACCGACCAATACCGCATTATGCGGGAAATAAACAAGAGAATGAAGGGCGAAAAGTTAAAAAATCGTCCGGAAGAAAGGAGTGCATAGGAATGGGAAGAGTGTCTAAAAGAAAGGTAGGAAGCAGACAGACGGAGATTCTCCATCAGGAAGAAAAGCGGTATAAAGCCGGTATCTATGCAAGACTTTCCTCAGATCAGGATGTAAAAAAGAATGAATCAGTTGAAGTCCAGATTGAGATAGCGAAGAAGTTTGTGGAGGAATTTAATAGGAAGGAAACCGGAGAAGTGATTGATGTTGTCCAATGCTATACCGATTTGGGAAAAACGGGCAGCAATTTTGAAAGAGCTGGTTTCCTGAGATTATTACAGGATATAAGGCTGGGAGAGATAAACTGTGTCATTGTAAAGGATTTATCACGATTCGGCAGGAATTATCTGGAGGCAGGCAATTATATAGAAAAGATATTTCCTTTTTTGGGAGTACGATTTATTGCAGTTGCAGATGGATTTGATACCGGAAAAGAAGGCAACGAGAATAAACAGATGGCAACTGAAATCAAGAACCTTGTAAATGATATGTATGCAAAGGACTTTTCAAAAAAGGCTAAGCAGCATTTAAAGCAGAGGAGAGAGGAAGGCTCTTATGTCGGAGGTCCGCCGCCTTATGGATATATGGCAGACTGGAGAGGAAAACGCCGGGTACTGATACCTGACGAGAATACAGAAACCATTGTAAAGTTTATTTTCGAGAAATTTGTTGAAACGGAAAATTATACTGCTGTTGCGGATGAATTGAATCGCAGGCGTATTAATCCCCCGTATCTGTATAAGAAAACAAAAGAAGTGTATCACGCAGCCGATGATACTGACTATAAGGGATGGGATAAGAGTGCTGTAGAGAGAATTTTGAAAAGTGAAACCTATGCCGGAACTTTAGTACAGGGAAAAACCAGCATTACTGCAAGGAACGAAAAAAACCGTATTCACAAGCGGGAGGACGATTGGGTGGTTACAAAGGATGCACATGAGCCGCTGGTTGATAAGGAATTATATCAAAAGGCGGTTGAGGTCCGTGAGAAAATATTAAAAAGGACAGCATCCCACAAGCATCCTACAAAGGGTTATCCGATTGAAGAAAATATCTTTGACAATGTGCTTTATTGTGGAGTATGCGGCAGAAAAATGACAAGAAACAGCTATGTAAAACAGTATGCGGATGGTGAGAAGGCAAGGCTTGACGGATATTTCTGCCTGAATGGAGGACAAACAAAGGTTACGGTATGTCCGGAATCCAACCGAATATCGAAGAATGAGCTGGTGGATATTCTTTTACCTCTTATCCGTATGGAGTTTGCGGTATTCTTAAGTAAGCCAAAGAGCTATATGGAATATGGAAGGGAAAGAATTGCGGAAAGCATGAAGAAGGCAGAGGCAGCTTTGCGGGAAACCGAGGGGAAAATCAGACGAACCCGTGAGGAAGAAAGCCGTATTTATATGGATTACCGTTCCGGTAAAATTCCGCAAAAGGAATATGTAGATTTTAAGATGAAACAGGCAGACAGACTGGCAGATTTGGATAAACAGCAGGATAGACAGCAAAAGGAAATCAAAGGATTGGAAAAACTGTCAGGAAAATATCTTGTAGCCATCAAAGCTCTGCTAAAGCTGAAAAACGGAAAAGAACTCACAAAGGATATGATAGAGGCTTTTATTTCTAAGATATATGTTTATCCGGGAAAGCGGATAGAGGTTATATTTACATTTACGGCTGACTGTATGGAAGGGGTGAAGTAAAATGAAGTGTTTAGCATTATATTTACGCTTATCCTTAGAGGACGAAAAAGCCATTGAGAATGGATTGGAAAAGGACGAAAGTAACAGTATCAGCAATCAGAGAAAGCAGATATATGAAT